GCAATGCAGCCATCGAAAAAGACACAGGTGACTATCAGTGGGTGATCGGAGAAGCAAATGGTAAGCAAGTGCTTAGTATTCTTTCTCGCCAGACTACTGAAAAGAATCTAAAGAATCTTGTATGGTGGAATACAAATGCATACGGACAGAAGTCAGTATACAAACCTCACCTAATCGGGAGATAAGATGAAATACATATTCGTTGCAGGCGCTCCAGGCTCAAAGTGGAGTAGTGTAGTAAAGAACATTTATTATAGTCCCTCTATTGACAGGAGCGACTACAGCGAAGAACGAACATACCACCATGATGCAGACGGCGGCGTAATGCACCTTATGCATCTTGGTGCGTATTTCGATCCTGGCATGGAGTTTGAACTTCCTGAAAGTATGTCAACACTCACTAAAAAACAAGCAGAAAAGTTGTTTGACAAACCTTTCAGCGGTGAGGGTGTCAGAATTATCAAAAGCCATATTTTTAGTTATAACGAAAATATTCAATATCTCAAAGAGTTGTGGCCCGAATGCCCACTCATACTTGTGCATAGACCCAATGATGCGTGTTTAGGCTGGTGGGTTAGATGTGGACATTTCAATATCACTTATCCAAAATACGATAAATATTACGTAGACTTGCGAACTATGGCCAAAATCATAGACCGTCAAAACGAAGGCATCATGTGTGCATGGGACGCTAAAATAGGTACGTTACTGCATCGTACTGATAACTTTGTGATGAAAGGTGGTTTGATAGTTCATAATAACCTTGAATTGGCTTCCTGGTGCGGTATCGAACCGCCCCCTGAGAAATACAGACAAGACTACAAATTAAAAGATATTAACGTAAAGGTGATTTAAATGGAAAGCAGTTGGGAAGAAACTAAAAAGCGTAGTAAGTATCACTTTGATACTAACCAATGGGATCCTAGATTTGACAATGTGATCAAAGTAGGACACATCGAACCCAACTGGACTGCGGAGCAAGTAGCGCAACTGGCTGAAGAGTCCAAAGCAGTTACATGGAGAACACGTGGTGATCCTAGAAAGGCATCACGCCCCGAATCAGAACTCAGTGCAGAAGACCAAGATTTAATACGCACGGGGTACGGCACAGATTATGAAGTTACTAATCTAAATTGGAATATTCCCGATAACCTGTTAAAGATTGCAGAAGCATTTGGACTAGATGATATGATGTGTAGAATTCATGTTCAGCAGCCAGGACAAGTATGGAATCTACATTTGGATAAACTTGAAAAATGGAATAAGGAAGATCCAGATACAGTATTGCGTTTCATGATACAACTCACTGATTGGCAGCAAGGTCATTTTTGGAGTTATGGTAACTATCATCATGCATATTGGAAAGCCGGAGATGTAACCTCATTCGATTGGCAGAATATTCCGCATTCTACTGCAAACGCAGGTCATTCACCTAGAGTTACATTACAAGTGACAGGAGTTAGAACTTCTAAGACTGTTGAGTTTTTAAGAACACTTTCTTCCGTACCTTCTCATAAACTAGACTAAATACTGTTATGAGAGCGTCACAATTCATCACAGAGAAAAAGAAAAAACGCCGTAAGGCCCGCCGTGCATATGGTCCGGGCTGGGGCTATTTCTTTGGATTCGGAGACTCCGGCGAGGGTGGTGGAGACGGTGGCGGCGGTGGCGAAAGCATTCAATATGAATCCGCCATTTCAGACCTTGCTAGAGAATTACCTACACTAAAGAAGCACGACTACGATACCATTGATCTACTGATGAGAAAGATTTCTCAGAAGCATAAGATATCTGACAAGGCGTTACGTGATTTGTTTGCTAAAAAATACAAAAAGACGCCAAGTGATTGGATCAAAGGAAAACTTGATGAAGGTGATGATTTAGATTTACAAGATGAAGTAGATCGTTTTGCTAAGTGGACTGCTAGCAAACTCAATCTTAAAAAAATTCCTAAAATTGAGTTGAGCATGGATACCGAAGAGGCTCAAAAGAATCATCACACCGGCGGTCATGTGATGGGTGAAGATGAAATTTGGGTGTATGTCAATAACAGAAATCTAGTTGACATTTTGAGAACTGTATTTCATGAGTTAGTACACGTTCGCCAGGGTGAATTGGGAATGATCAAGCCCGGAGATAGTTATCCAGGTAGTCCTATCGAAGCCATGGCAGACATGTTGGCTGGTAAATATATAAAAATCTACGGCGAACAGAACAGACATATATTCCAGTAAATGTCATATCAATTAATTCATCTATCAACGTATGATAGAAAAGATTTGTATGGAACAATTGATTTGAAAGAGTTTTATCTTGATATGGCATATATCAAAGATAGAAGTCCGTATACTACTGTATTGCTACTACACTCTTTCGAAAATTTGAAAATCGACCATTATAGTCGATTCGCTATAGAAGCATTTAGACACGTACTAGAAACTCTAAATTTAAAGTATTACTTTTTAATAGACGGTACTCAAGAGCATTCCTTTATAAATGACAGAAATATTATCCCATTATCTTGGGGTATGTTTTATTCATATTATCAATTACAATACTCAAAACACCCCGTAGTAGAGAATTACAATCCCTCATCTTATAAGGGATTATTTTTAATGGGTAAGGCTGAAAAGTTACATAGGATAGGAGTATTGAAAGCATTCTATGAAAGTAATAAATTAGATACGATTGAATGGTCATTCGCAAATCCTGATCATGTTGTTAAACAGTTACATGCCGAATTCTTTTCAGAGTACTCTGACGATCAATACCAAGACTTTTTGAGAACGTGTGTAAGAAGGTTAGATTACGATCCAGAATATATTTTACCTGATTCTTGTTTCGCTTATATGGGATTTCCATTCAATCATGAATTATATCAAACAACCGGGTTTAGTATTATCAGTGAAACTTGGATCAATGATCAAAACGCATCTATAATTACTGAAAAGACTTTTAGAGCCATAACGAACAAGCACCCGTTTGTATTATTAGGGTCTAGGGCCGCAACAGAAAAACTTGAACGAATGGGTTTGAGAACGTACAACAAATATTTAAAGATACCTGAGTACCACGAATTAGATGAACCTCAAGATAAAATAAATGCTGTCTTAGAAAATGCAGTACATTTAAAGGCATGTTTAGAATCACCTGATTGGGATTTGAGAAATTCGATGGTAGAAGATACAGAATATAATTTCCACAGGTTCTGTGAATTAGCCCAAAATGAGATAAATCATATCCTTTTTACTTTACAAACAGACGATAGTATACTAAAATCAATCATTGATTTTCACATTCAATTCCAACCTTTCAAACGTAATGGTTAACCGGGGTATTGACTACTCTTGTTTAACCATGTATCATAACAAAGTCACAATAAAGGAGTAACCTATATGACCGCACGTACATTTAACAATGAAGCAAAGATCAAACTTACCCAGTTAGTAAACGAAGGTATGGGTGTATTGCATGAGATTGAAACGCTAAATGAAGGTCTCAACGATACTATCAAGGCAATCGCAGAAGAACTTGAGATCAAGCCTAGCGTACTAAAGAAGGCTATCAAGGTAGCGCACAAATCACGTTTGGGCGAGACAAACAAAGAGAATGAAGAACTCAACACAATCCTGGAGACTGTTGGTAAGACTCTATAATGAGTTACGTTGACGCAATCCACGACAGCAATAACGACCGCATCTATGTGGTCGAGAGGTTGCCTGACGGTAAGAGAACTTATAAAGAGTATCCTACTAATTATACGTTCTATTACAGTGATCCTAAGGGCAAGCATCGTAGCATCTTTGGTGATCCAGTATCACGATTTAGTACACGCAAGCGTAGTGAATTTGAAAAAGAGCGCAGGATTCATAGCAATAAGAAACTATTCGAAAGTGATATCAATGTAGTGTTTCGCTGCCTCAGCGAAAACTATCTCGGTGTGGAGCCTCCAAAACTTCACACTGTTTTTTTCGATATTGAGGTTGACTTTGATCCTGAGAAGGGCTTTAGTCCAACTAGTGATCCTTTCAATCCTGTCACTGCTATTTCTCTTTACTTGGACTGGCTAGACCAATTGGTCACGCTAGTTATCCCTCCACGTGGGATGACAGACGAGACTGCTTGGGATTATGTCAAAGAAATGCCCAACACATTGTTGTTCCGCAGTGAAATAGAAATGTTTGAAACCTTCTTTCAATTGATCGAAGATGCGGATATCTTGACTGGTTGGAACTCAGAAGGGTACGATATTCCATATATGGTCAATCGTGTTACCCGGGTGATGAGTAAGGATGATACTCGCAAGTTTTGCTTGATGGGGCAACTGCCCAAGCCAAGAACATATGAGCGTTTCGGTAAAGAAGAAACTACATATGATCTTGTTGGTAGGGTTCACATGGACTATCTACAGTTGTACAAGAAGTATAACTACGAATCACGCCATAGTTACAAACTAGACTTTATCGGTGAGATGGAAGTCGGTGAGAATAAGACGCAATATGAAGGCACTCTTGACCAGTTGTATAACAAGGACTTTAAAAAGTTCGTAGAATACAACAGGCAAGATACAATGTTGCTTGTAAAGATCCACAACAAACTCAAATTCCTTGATCTAGCAAATGCGCTAGCGCATGAGAATACTGTGTTGTTGCCCACTGTCATGGGTTCAGTTGCTATGATCGAAATGGCAATCATGAACGAAGCACATGAACGTGGTATGGTAGTTCCTGATAAAAAGCGAAAGGATTCTCATGCAGAAGATGTACAGCAAGCAGCAGGTGCCTATGTTGCTACGCCCAAGAGGGGCATCCACGAATGGGTCGGAGCAGTTGACATCAACTCGCTGTATCCCTCGGCTATTCGTGCCCTCAACATGGCTCCAGAAACAATCGTTGCCCAAGTCAGACAAACTCTGACTGATCAGTACATGAGAGACAAGGGCTATAAACTGGCTCAAGAAAAAAAGCGTTCTAAAGAAGATGATATGGTAACAGGTAGTGTCTTGTGGGAAGGTTTATTCGGCTCACTAGAATACACTGCAATCATGAATCAAGAGCGTGGAACTATTCTTACTGTTGATTATGAAGATGGTCGCAGTATAGAAATGAGTGCTGCTGAAATCTGGAAGATGATTTTTGATAGTCACAAGCCATATATGATTTCTGCTAATGGTACGATCTTTACATACGAACGAGAAGGTGTGATTCCCGGACTGCTCACACGATGGTATTCAGAACGTAAGAGCATCCAGAAGGAAGCGAAAGCAGCCTATGGCACTGATATGTTTGAGTACTATGATAAGCGTCAGTTAGTTCGTAAGATTTTGCTTAACTCAGCATACGGCGCACTGTTGAATGAACATTGTCGTTTCTATGATAAGCGAATCGGTC